CAGGCGGAGGTTCGGCTTTATTCCAAGCCTCTATTCAACATCATCCAGAAGAGTCTATCCACGATGCGATTGCTTATGGAATTGTTCAGAAAGCGATTCAAAGTCCATTCAAGAAAATCTTAGAAAATGCGGGAGTTCAAGATTGGTACACAAAAATTCCTGACGAAGGCGATGTATACGATGCAAAGAATCACAAGATTGTTAATGCTTTAGAAGCTGGTATTATTGATCCTACGAAAGTGGTTATCACAGCTCTTAGAAACGCGGCTTCAGTAGCAGGCACAATTTTAACTACTGAATCTGTAGTATTCGAAAAGAAGGACAAAGAAGAAAAAACTCAAGACCCAATGATGGGTATGGGAATGTAATAAAATAAAGAGCCCTCTTAGGAGGGCTTTTTTACGATATTTATTGATATGAAAATACAACTCAACGAAGTAGAAAAACTACAGAAGATAGCCGGAGTGATAAATAAAAATAAACAGATCGATATATCTGACGAAGAAATTAGAGACGCCGCTATTCAATATGAAGATACCATTAATAAAGAAGAATCGCCCATGGCACACTTTATTGAAGGCGCAATGTGGTATAGGGAAAGATTAAATAAGATATAAGTGAAATAGCCCTCAATTACGAGGGCTTTTTTATGCAACTTAAAAGATATATTTTATAAGAAGTCAAAAAATTATTATATTTAATAAAATAAAACAATAAGTTATGTTAGTAGGACTGGTATCAATGATGGGAAATGTCGGCGCTACTTTGAATAGTCAAGGCGGTGGATACGGACTCATCCAAACAAAAATGTTATGGGACAACCATCCTCACGATACTGTAGATGTAAATCCTCCACCATCAATGTGGGGGAATTACGATCTGCTTTATATTTGTGAAGGAGTTAATTTCGTAGAAGGATCTTTTAATGTTCCTGGTGGACCTCAACCACTTCATACGGAAAAAATGAAAGCTATTGCACAATTTAAAGGAGAGTTAAGGTACTCTAATAGTTTATTCGATTTCAATAAATTCAATCAGCGACTAAAAATAGAAGGTACATTTCCAGAAACAAATAGCATTTCTTGGTACAACACTTTTTTAGCTCACGGTTTAGTAAGTAGAAAAGGCGTTATTGGAGATTCTCACGCTTTATCTGTGTGGAAACCTGAACACTCTTTGGATTTTACCGCTGGTAGAACTTTACACGGATTCTTAAAAAGAGAAACAGTAGAACAGATCAATAGCAGATTTGACGAAACCATTTTGTATTTTGGTAATATCGATCTTCGTTTCCATTTAATGAGACAAGAGAATCCACAACAAGCTACCGCTGATCTATTTAACAGATACGTAGCATTTGCAAAACAATTAAAGAAAGCAACGTTAGTTGAGTTATTACCAGTAGAACACGAATCAAGAAAAATTCCTGGAACTGGTTTGTACAAGAAACAACCATTCTTTGGCACAAGAGAAGAGAGAATGCAAGTAAGAGAAATAGCTAACGAGATTATCAACAATTCAGGATTAGAAGTAATTCAATGGCCATCAGAGTGGATCGACGCAGACGGTACTAAGATGCTCGATATATTAGAAATGAAGCAGTCTGTGCATTTAAGACCAAAGCATTATCCGTACCTCACAGAAATAACAAAATAATTATTATAAACAACAAACATGAAAAAAATGTCACTCATAGTAGTCAGTCTACTAACAGTATTATTCAGCTGTAACACACAAAATGAAGCGGATCAAGAAGTTAAAGTAGGCGAAGTAGTAGCAATTCATCAAGGCTCATTTGCTTTTTGCGGTGCATCAGCAGCAGTTCCTACTGGAAAAAAGATTATGGTTCAAGGCGTAGAGTATAACGAAGGTTGTGCTATATGTCCAGTATTAACAGGACCATCTCTTTCTAATTTAGCAATGCAAGGCGTTAGCGGAACTTACGGAAAATTCAATGTAGGCGAAAACCCACAAACTCCTGATGGAACTGATAAAACAGTATGGTCTTTCTTTTGGTATTACGATTCAACAACTACAGTACCTCAATTCGATCCATCAACTAAAGAATGGGTATTATTGCCACCTGTAAATCGTATGTTCACTATCAACTTAGATTCTCCAAGCACAAGTGAAAGTAACATGTTCGCAATGCCTGGTATTATCTTTGATACAACAGCTTCTGGTATTGTATTAGCAAAAGTATACGGACCACTTAACGAAGCAGCGGTTCCATTACGTAAAGCAGTTCCAGTTGAATCAGGAATGACATCTGTAACAGCCGCTAAAGAAGGATTCCCTTACCCTGTAGGAACACCTATTCCTATTAGCAACTTAAGTAAGGAACTTCAGAAGAAAGAAAAAAATAAATAAAAAAAAGTTATGCAATATGAAGTAACAGAAGATAGGTCCAACAAAGACATCCCAGCCGGGATGACAGTTGAACAAGCGAAACAATATTATTTAGACATGTACGGTACTGATTTTGTATCGAAAATGCCTAAAGTAGTTGTTGAGCCATTCGAAGATAAATTTATTATCAGATGCGATCTATCTTTAGCAGGATTCAAAGCATTTGCCGCAGAGAAGGTAATTGCTGAGTGTCCTAAAGATACTTTCGTTTACGTAGCTCCAAGAGTCGGTCACGCTCCAGAAGCAATCGCTAATTTAGCACAGCTGTACGGTAAGAAATCGGTGTTCTTTGCACCAGCTTCTAAAGAGGTATCAAAACACCAAGCAGTCGTAAAAGCGTATGGAGCTGACTTAAGATTCGTTAAAACTCCTGCGATGCCAACTATTAACATTTATGCAAAGAAGTGGGCAGAGAAGTACGGAGCGCAGTACCTAACTTTCGGATTATCAGGTATGCCAGGCGTAACAGCAGGAATTGTCAATTTTGCAAATAGTTTACCTGAGCCACCAGAATTTTGGTGCGCAGTATCAACAGGCACTATGACTAGAGGTTTACAAATCGGTTGGCCAAACGCTGCAGCTTACGGTATTGCTGTTGCGAGAAATTTAAAGAAAGGTGAAATCGGTAGAGCAATTATAGAAAGCGCAACTATACCATTTTTAAAACCAGTAAGACCAGATCAATTACCTCCATTTCCTACCACGGCTACTTACGATGCAAAAGCGTTCGAAGCATTTAAAACAAAGGGAAAACCAGGTGCTTATTTTATAAACGTTGGTGCCGATGCTCAAATAGAAAAAAGAGTGGTGGATATCGATATGAAAGCCATTGATTCCCAAAGAGTTTGGGGAGATATGAGAGACTTAGAACGTGGATTTTAATATCTCAAATAGATCAATTATATTTACTACATGAATATACTATTAAAAGCAAACGAAATCGTATTCGAAAGAAACGAAGAAAAGGAGCGTATGTATGGCCCTTTTCAAGAAGGCATGCAAGAAGCAGCTAAGATTGCGTCTCTATTATCAAGAAAGGAAATCACTACAGTTGATATGTACAATTGTATGATGGCCCTAAAGTTATCAAGAGCATCTTATAATTACAAAGAAGACAATTATTTAGATTTAGTTGCGTATATTGCATCACTAAATGACTTTCAAAACAATGTACAGAATGAACATTCAAAAGACAAGAAACGTAAAAACACCAAGTAGAGGCACCAACTTATCAGCTGGTTTAGATTTCTACGTACCAGAAGATTTTCAAGAAACTACTATCCACTCAGGGGAATCAGTTTTAATTCCTTCAGGTATCAGAGCGCATGTTCCATCAGGTTATGCATTAATCGCATTTAACAAATCAGGAGTTGCGACAAAACAAAATTTATCAGTAGGTGCTTGCGTAGTTGACGAAGACTACGAAGGAGAAATTCATCTACATTTAGTTAACGTAGGAAGATCACATACTACTATTAAACCTGGACAAAAGCTAACACAGTTTATTTTGATTCCAGTAAGTTATATGGACGTACACGTATTAGAAGAGTTACCAGACAGAAACACAGAGCGCGGAGCTGGTGGATTCGGATCAACAGGATTATAATGAAACAACTAAAATTAGACGAGGTATTTATCAACATCGCAAAAGAGATAGGAACTTTATCGCACTGCACCAGATCAAAAGTAGGTGCAGTGTTGGTGAAGGACGGTAACGTAATAAGTTTTGGGTATAATGGCACACCGGCTGGAATGGATAATACTTGTGAAGAAAATGATGTTACCAAAGACGAGGTTATCCACGCAGAAATGAATGCCATATTGAAAGCAGCAAAAAGCGGTAACGCAGTAGACGGTAGCACCCTATACTTAAGTTTATCCCCGTGTCAAAATTGTTGTAAATTGATCATACAATCAGGTATTAGTCGAGTAGTGTATTTAGAAGGCTACAGAGATTTAAAGCCTATTGAATTTTTATCTAAATTTATAGAAGTAGAAAAGTATGATATATAAAAACGCCACAGAAGCATTCGAATTGCTATTTAGCGACATTAACGCCAACGGAGAATCATTCGCTGGTACTAAAGCCAAGTTCAACGTTTCATTTACACTACAAGACGTAAGTAACAAAACTGTTACCACGCCTCAACGTAAGTTCAACGAAGACTATGCTGAGTACGAGTGGAACTGGTATCTTAAAGGCGATCGTGATGCTAGCGAAATAGCAGAGCGTGCTAAGATATGGAAACAAATGATGGTTGATGGTACTACAGAAGTAAACTCTAACTACGGTTACTTTTGGAACAAGAACTATCAACTATCAAGAGTAATACAAGAACTCAAAACTAATAAAGAAACAAGACGAGCAATTGTTGTACATTACGATATAAACGAATTGGACAGATACAAGCACGATACGCCATGTAACGATGTACTTAACTTCTATATCAAAGACGATAAGCTACATTTAACCGTATTCGCAAGATCTATAGATTTAGTATACGGATTCTGTAACGATCAGTACACATTTGCCAAGCTTATGGAGATGGTAGCGTTTCAGTTAGATATTCCAGTAGGAGAAATGCATTGGATGGTAACTAACTTACACATCTATCCAAGACATTACGATATGTTAAAATAAAAGTTATGATAGCAACAAAATTAGCAAGAGAGTTTTTAGAAGAGCAACTATCGAAGTTGATTCCAAAGAGATACAGTCAGTTCGTGTGGTGGAGACGTTACGAATCTAGACAGACTTTACCAGAAAGATCTCCTCTTTACGACAAAATAGTTAACGGTGACTATGAGCACTCTGATTATTACTATCAGGCAGAAATGGAAACGTATCTTCTACAAGACAGAATCAAAGACATAAGATTCTACGAAGATCAGTTAGAGCACAGAAGTTTATTTGGAGCCAGATGGAAAAGACTGATGGACGATTACGCTAAAGATGAGAAAGAAATCTTAAGAAAGATGAAGAAGGACTTCAAAGGCACTTTCGGTATATCTGGTGATGAATTAGAGCTGATTATGGAAGACTTCGACGGTACTACATTAGATTTATACACCCACGTAAAGCAGCTGACCAGAGAGCGCAGAATGAAAAACTTACAATTAATATGACACTAAGATACAAAATATGGGAATTTTTTAGAAGAGGTTTACCGACATTTTTTAAGAACATTTGGAAATTCAGAAAAGAGCTGTACAGCCACGATTGGTGGGATTATACTTTTACTTTAGAAATACTTTACCGATCTTTGGTTATCATGGAAGAGGGTATGAGTAAGAAAGGCATGGAAGTAGCAGAAACCAGAAACGTAAAAGTAAAACAAATACGTAGAGCAATAGAGTTACTTAAACACAAATTGGATAGCGATTACATAGAAAGAGTCGAAGCTGAATTAGGTCCAGTAAACTATACAAATTTTTTAGACGAAAAAAACTGGAAAAAATTAGAAGGCGGAAATTACGAGTTGATAGACACAGATACACCAGAAGAAAAGAAACACGGTAGAAAAGTATTCAAGCGCGCACATAAATTAGAACAAGAAGAGTGGAAAGAATTGTGGACCATTATTAAAGGAAACAAATTTACTACTTGGGAAAAATTCGACGGAACGGATCTCAGAAATTGGTGGGATTAAAATAAAAAATATGAAAGAATACATTAAACCACTTTTGACCACTTTTAGCGTCGCGTTATTCTTATACACGATGTATACTCAGAACGCAAAAATTACAGAGTTAAAAACTGCTGTAGTAAAACAAGAAAAAGTTATTGACAGTTTACAAACAAAAGTTTTTCAAACACAAACATTAAATGGTCAATACGAGATGACTTTAAATCATTTGGAAGAGGTTAATCCAAAAGCCGCAAAGCAATTTCAAAATTATCTTTTAAGTGAAACAGAGTAAGTTAACTTATTGTTAACGAAGTGTTAAACAGATCCTCAAAATATTTATAAAGGTAGCGGATTTCACTCCGTTGTGTTACGAAAATATATGAATATACCATACGAAATAAATACGTATAATTCTCAATACCGATTGCAATTGCGATCTAACTCTTTATCAACATACAAGAACGCGGTGGTCCAAATGACCCCGCGTTTTTTATTTTTTAACAAAAAACAACAAACATGAAAAAAACGATTTTATCGTTAGTTCTCTCTGCGTTTGCTTTGGTAGGATTTGGTCAAATTACCTCTTCCTCCATTTCAGGTGTAGTTAAGAACGAAAAGAAAGAAGTGTTAGCTGGAACAACAATCCACGCTATCCACGTTCCGACAGGTACGCAGTACAAAACAGTTACAAATAAACTGGGAGTGTACGTTTTACCTGCGATCAGAGTAGGAGGTCCATATACTATCCACGCTACATACGTAGGATATAAAATGGGAGAAGTAAAAGATGTGAACACTTTATTGGGTGTGACTTCTAACGTAGACTTGTTATTAGTCGACGAAAAGGTCGCTCTTAAAGATGTAGTGGTTAATTCTTCAAGAAACAACATTTTTTCTAAAGAAAGAACCGGAGCATCTCAACAATTCAGTAGAAGAGATTTACAAAACATTCCTATTACTGGAGCAAGAACAATTGATGGTATTACAAAGTACAATCCAAACGGAAACGGTAGTTCATTCGGAGCTCAAGATTCTCGTTTGAATAACTTTACTATTGATGGTTCTCAATTCAATAATAATTTTGGTTTGGGTTCTTCGGCTCAAGCTGGTGGTAGAACAGGCGCTTCTGCAATTTCATTAGATGCGTTAGAACAATTACAAGTTAACATTGCTCCATTTGATATTCGCCAATCAGGTTTCACAGGCGCAGGTATCAACGCAGTAACAAGATCAGGTACAAACGAAATTGAAGGCTCTTATTATCAATCACAAAGAGATAATAGTTCTAACTTCGTTGGTAATAAAGCAAATGGCGTTCCTGTAATTGCATCTAAATTCGATGAGAAAGTTAGCGGCTTCCGTTTAGGCGCACCGATTATCAAAAACAAATTATTCATTTTTGGTAACTACGAACAATTAGAAAGAACAGAGCCAGGAACTACTTGGTTCTCTACTGGTTCTCCTATCGCGACTGGTACACAAGTTAGTAGAACTGCTTACACTGATATGGAAACTTTATCCAAATTCATGAAAGATAAGTTCGACTATAATACTGGCGCATGGGAAGGCTATTCTAATACTAACGCAAGTAAGAAATTTTTAGTAAGAGTTGACTGGAACATTAACGACAAACATAAATTAACTGCTCGTTATGTACAACACGATTCTGAAGCAGAAATTAATATTTCGAATTCTAATTCAGCCGGAGCAGGTAATAGAACGCAATCAGCATTGTCTATGGCATTTGCAAATAGTGGTTATATCATTATGGATAACACTCGTTCTTATGTAGTAGAATTGAACTCTAAGCTATCTAACACTTTACATAACAGCTTAATCGTTGGTTATGATAAACAAATTGAAGATAGAGCGTATAGAAGTTCAATGTTTCCAACAATTGATATCTTAAACGGAACAACAACTTACGCTTCTGTAGGTTTTGATCCATTCACTCCGGGAAATAAATTAGATTACAATACTTTTCATATTACTAACAACTTAACAAAGTATGCTGGTAAACACACCTTAACAGGCGGTGTAAACTATGAGAAGTATCAATCTAACAACTTATTCTTCCCTGCATCAAACGGTGTTTACATTTTCAGTTCATTACAAAGTTTCTATGCAGCAGCGAATGAAAGTTTAGCAAACGGTGGTAAACCATCAGTAACTAACTTACCATCTCGTTTCCAATATAGATACTCTGCATTACCTGGAGCAGTAGACCCAATGCAAGTATTAAAGACTCAAAGAATCGACATTTACGGTCAAGATGAATATCAAGCGACAGACAAATTGAAAGTAACTTTAGGTTTAAGAGCCGCAGTTATTGATATTGAGCCTACATCATTAGAAAATCCAGCAGTAACTGCAATGACTTTCGCAAATGGTGAAAAGTTGAATACATCTGTAATGCCTAAAACGCAAGTATTGTGGGAACCAAGATTCGGTTTTAACTACGATGTGTTTGGTAATAAGAAAACACAATTAAGAGGTGGTAGTGGAGTATTCACAGGTCGACCTCCTTATGTGTTTATTTCTAATCAAGTTGGTAATAACGGTGTATTGACTGGATACATTGATAACGATAACAAGGGAACTACTAAATATGGTTTCACTGCTAATCCAGGTCAATACTATATTCCTTCGACTCCAACGTTGCCATCGACTTTTGACTTAGCTTTCACAGACGAGAACTATAAGTTCCCACAAGTTTGGAAAACTAATATCGCAGTAGATCAAAAATTACCTTTAGGTTTCATTGGAACTATCGAAGGTATCTACAATAGCAATTTGAATGCAGTTCATTACTACAATGCTAACTTAGATTTACCGACTGGTAAGTTTAGCGGTGTTGACACAAGAAATCAATTTGCAAGAACTGATGCTGGTGTAAGAGTAAATGATAACGTTTCAAATGGTATCGTATTAACAAATAAAGATGATTCTTATTTCCAATCATTAACATTGAAATTAGAATATCCGTATAAGAAGGGCGTATTTGGTTCATTCGCATGGACTACATCAAATGCTAAAGATTATATGAGTGCAGGTTCAATTGCTAGTGGTAGCTGGACATCTGCAAGAGCGGTAAATGGTAACAACGATTTATCTCTTTCAACTTCTGACTTCGTATCTCCTAATCGTTTAGTAGGTATGTTGGGTTACAGAATTGAATACGGTAAAAAATATGGCGGAGCAACTTCATTCTCTATCGGATATGTAGGAAATCAGGGCAACCCTTTCTCTTACACAATCAGTGGTGATATGAATGGCGACAGAGTTAATGGTAACGAATTAATCTTTGTTCCTAAACAATGGACAGATATCAAATTTGTTCCTTTGACTGTTGGTACTAAAACTTATAACGCAGAAGAACAACAAGCCGCTTTCTGGAACTATGTAAACCAAGACGATTATTTAAAAACTCGCAATGGTGAATACGCAGAAAGAAATGCTTCAGTTATTCCAATGTTGCACAGATTTGATTTATCAATTGTACAAGATATCTATTTGAATGTAAAAGGTAAGAGAAATACCTTACAAATTAGAGCTGATATTTTGAACTTTGGTAATTTATTGAACGACAAATGGGGAGTTTCTCAAAGAGCAACAAATCCAAATATCTTAGCTTTCCAATCAGTGGTTAATAACGAACCAACTTACAAATTAGCAACAGAAAAATTTGCTGATGGTACAACTGGTTTGATTAAGAACACTTATAGCAAAAATGCATCTGTATTCGATGTATGGACAGCACAATTAGGTATTAGATATATCTTCGGTAAATAGTATCATAAATCATAGATTTTAAGAGTGGAGGTCAAAAGCCTCCACTTTTTTTGTGTCTATATTTATAAGCATGAAACAAGCATTATTTTTTATCTGTTTACTATTCACCTTAGCAGTAAACGCCCAAGACACAGTTAGAATCCACCACAAGGAATACACGACTGTCTACTCAAAATCAAAGAAGTATCCAGTGCTAGTGGAGTGGTACGCGACCAAAGCAAAGATTGGCTGCCCTACACCATTGGCAAGAAAAGATCAATTCGCACCAGATCCTCAAATCAAAGCTGAATCAGATATAGCGAAAGATTATGTTGGATCAGGAACAGATCGCGGCCACATGAGCCCTGCAGCTGACAACCTATGTTTAGGAGCAGAGGTACAGAAAGAATGTTTCTACTTTACTAATATGTCTCCTCAATACCACAGTTTAAACGCTGGAGATTGGAAAACGGTTGAAACTTTAACAAGAACTTTGGCTTTACAATACGATAGTGTACACGTATGGGCAGGCAACATAGGAGAAGCAAAAAAAATAGGTAGAGTCTCAGTTCCCACTATTTGTTGGAAGGTGATCTATATCAAAAAGACCAAAGAGTACATGGCTTTTGTATTCGACAATAACACAAGTAAGCCAGACGGTATTAATAATAACAAAGTCGCTTTAGACGATATTCAGAAGTTAACACACTTCAAATTTAAAGATTAATAGTTTCAAAAAAAAGGTTATATTGATAAAAATACATTAACATGAAAAAAGTATTATATTTCTCTACTACATGGTGCGGACCCTGCAAGGCTTTCAAACCAGTAGTTCAACAAGTCGCCCAAGAAACAGGGATTCAAGTAAATTATATAGACGCTGAAGCTGATCCTACTTTGGCCAAGATGTACAGCGTCACATCAGTACCCACTATCGTTATAGCAGATCAAATGGGATCGGCTTTGTATCGTCATACCGGACCTATGCCAAAAGGACAATTATTGCAGTTAATTAATACAATAGGCTAGCACCACATATTTATCTTAAATGGTTTTGAAGCAGTTTCGCTTTAAAGCCATTTTATGAGATATACTTTACTATTACTATTATTGTGTCCTCTTTTTGTTTTATCTCAAGAGGCAAAATCCAAGGTTTCGGTAAACACAGTTAGAAACAGCGTTAGAATGGGCCCAATGACAGGAAATCAAAACCTGACTTTCGGCGTCAAAAATATAATTCAAGAGGTTTTACAGGATAAAGGTTATTCCCTAGTTAACAAAGAAGAAGCAGATCTTTTTGTCGACGTGGAGATAGTATACATGGACCAGCAGAAAACTGCTACCAATATATCTATTTTTCACAAGGACGAGAACACTGTAGTTATTAGAATGCTCGGTAAGTTAATAAACAAATCCGGCAAAGTTGTTAAGAAGGAGTTGGTAACTGACGAATCCTCTGAAATATCCACATCAACATTATTGATTTCAGAGAATGGAGAGTTTAACTCAACCGTTATGAGGAACGCGCTAAAAAAGACTTGCGTTCAGGTTGTGAATAAATTACTCTAAACTATGAAAAAAATCTTACTATTCTTAGGGCTATTTGTGTCCCTATCTTCTTTTGGTCAAATCAAATTCAGAGCGTTGCCTTCAGTAGGTGGAGCGACTCTTGATAGAGGAGGTACATTCGAGTACATACTTCAAGCCAATGGTAACAGCAATAACACTACTCGTCAAGTGTTGGTTGATATGCAATACGATCAAACCAATTTTGAGTTAGTATCAGTTAATCACACTGGAACCGGCGGAAACGGAGGGATATTACCAGGAGGATCTACTATTAATCTTTCTTATTACAATTACGCAAACTATACTTGGAATGCAGTAACGTCAGGTAACAGCGCTAATAACACCTCAAACGGTACAACTAACTATCAATACGCTAGTTATACTTTTAACGGAGCAGGCGGTCAAAACGCTATTTTAAGAACCACATTGACATGGTCTACTGCAAACGCTATGCCTTACACTAGCTATGACAGATTAATAGTATTTGTATTTAGATTAAAAGCTGCTTCTACAGCTTACACATTTAATCCAATTAAATTAAACTTTGTTGCTGGTTGGAATGCCGCGGGAGTTCAAGAGGCTACTATAATGGAATCGCCAGTATCAACCGTAGTCACAATGAATCAGAACTTTGGTAAGTATGTATCTGCTAAAGTAGATGTAAACTCTAACTTATATAATTTATCAGCTTTAAAATTATCTTTCAGAGATACGATTACAAATCAAGGACAACTATTCTCTATATTAGCAGACGGAACTGCAGATATCAACCAATCTTTATTGACAGCAAATACGGTGTACGATGTTAGTTTAATGCACGAAATGGATAAAACATATGCTATATACAACGGCGCAATAACTATATCAGACTTCTCAACAGCACAAGCAGAGTTTACTTCTATGGGTTTAACAGCAACTAAAGGCGTTAACTTAAATACTGGTCAAGCATTGTACGCTGCTGATATTAATAAAAATAAAGTAATAGACGGAGGTGATTTACCAAGATTACTAGGTCAAGTAGCCGGCAAAGATACTCTTATGGTATTGCCTTCAACGTATACAGTAGGTAGCGGTGGATGGATGAGCTTGCCTACTTGGAAAGCCGCAGATGTTACTACAATAGGAGGTCAAGTAGAATGGGCTTACGTTTCTCCAAACAGTTACTCTACTGGAGTTAGCGCTTTAAGAATTGATATGAGAGAATTTCCTGCTGGTACAACTCCAAATCAAATAAAAAGTGTTCAATTGTTTGATGTATATACTGGTCCTATAGAATACGTAAGTGAAGACGCAGCTTGGGCTTTATATAAAGTGCCATCATCGTTTACTAAAGCAACAGACGGAACTTCAACTTATGCGGCGTATATAAGACAGAATACCACTGATTATAATTTTAGAGCAGAGTTTGAAATGAATACCTCAGTTAATAATTCTTGGGGAGCTATTACAACAACAAACTGGAATACGATCACATATCCTAAAACTATATTTAAAACTGGCACATTGGGTACAAATGCAGTATTAGATTTAAAGTATCTTTTATGGGGAGATGTAAATAGATCACATTCATCTCAAGTAGTAACAACAGCTGGTGGATCAAGCACTGTTCAAACAAACGCTATTCCAAGTTTGCAAATGAATGTAGCGTTTAACGAAGCAATTAATAAAATGTCAATGGCAAGTACAGGACCTTATATTAATACAGATTTTGCTTACACTTCTATCGATGTTAATTTGGCTAATCAAACAGTGACTTCAAATACGATTGAAATTCCAGTTAATATAGACACAAAGGGCAATAGCGTAGGAGGTTTACAATTAGAGTTTGTGTACGATCCTAACAAAATCAAGTTCGAAGAATTAGCTTCCACACTACCTAACAGTTGGTTTGTTTTTGCTAACGCTAAGAACGGAGTAGTTAAATTCGGTGCATTGGATCAAAACAATTCGAATCCTATCAAAGGCGTTAATTTGCCATTCAAGTTAAAGTTCTCAACAATTGGAGATGGTGTAGACGTACTTACTTCTTTAAAAGTATCTCAAACAATGGATGCTAGCGATAATAAAGGAAATCAATTGGGTGTAGTTTTGAATACAACTAACATTAAATTAACCGGATACAACAACTTCTAATATGAAAAAATTAATACTAATATCAGTTATGTTCTTGGCTGCGTGTACAAAAATAGACGTACCTGCACCTCAAGTTATAGATCTAGGCGTAAAATCTACTTCTACTTCTATCAAGTCTATCTATCAAGTGGGTAATACAGTAACCGCAGAGTTCGAAACCACTGTAGGTTCAAAGTACTCAGTTCAGATAGTTCCTTTTGGAAGTGACGAACCGGTAAAGAAAGAAGGATTCACCGCAATGGATATCACCACGAAGAAAGTGTACGATCTTTCTACGTTGGCTAAAAAGGACTACGATTTGATATTTATAGATATAAGCGGAAAAGAAACAAAATATCCAATAATTATAAAATAACATAATATATGTCAGAAGAAGTAGAACAAGAATCAACAGGTAAATCCTTCAAAGGAATTATCATTACGTTAGTAAGCACAGTTACATTAGGTGTAGGTGGCTTTATCACTAACAAATTAACAGGCGGTGGAGACGAAGCAGCTCCAGTACAACAAGCAGCTCCAGTAATTAACATCAATAACACTCAAACTCAACAAAATGGTGGAGGTGGTAAAACTGTAATTATCAAAGAGAAAGAAGCGGCTAAACCAGCGGCTCCTGTTAAGAAAAAAGAAGCAGACGAATTTAAAGAGAAACCGGCTGCATGGTAGCATATAAGATAGGAACGGTAGTGTTCTTTATTATATTAATTAGTTTATTATCGTATAAAGCAATAAAAGATGGCTCAAGAGCAAAATAGCAATTCAAAGTTCGCAGATTTATTAAAAGACATAATGACCAAGAGATGGTACATTACTGCTATGGTATTAGGTCTGTTCATATTAATCACTGCGGGTATATTCGTAGCAATTCTAATTCAAGCTCCAATGGCCGCTGCATGGAAAGAGTTATTAATGTTATTATTGGGTGCATTCATCGGTAGCTACGGTAAGATCATCGATTACTACTATTCCGATTCAGACAAAGATAAGATGTTAGTACAAAAGGCAGACGAAGAAGACGGTGTTTCAATGTCTCACACAAACGACATGAAAGAAACAAATAAGCCAGTAACTCCATTGATTCCAGATGCATTCATAGCAGGAGCTCAAGCAGCTAGAGAATTAGCAGTAGTTGAAAATAAACAAAACTACGACTTAACTAAAGACGAACAAGAACACAGACAAATACTAGAAGTAGATCAACAAGAGCATAAGCAAGAGATGGAAAAATTAGAGTTCGAACATCACGCGCACAGACAATGTCAACATATATGGGGAGACTCAGACAATGACGGAGAATTAGAGTGTCAAACTTGTGGATTGTTAAAAGAATCTTGGGACGAATCCCACTAATAAAGGTATTTTTTAACTAAAAACAGTTTATTATGAATTTCAAACAGTGGTTAATCGACCTTTTCAAAGACGAAAGAGGCGCAACTTCAATCAAACCAGTTATTGCGTTTGTTGGCGCATTGTTCCTTTGCGGTACAATGTTAGTTAACTCTTTCTCTCACGCGGATTTCGCTCCGTCTCCTGAATTGGTTAATGCCGTAATGATTATTACTGGTATTGGTATGGGAGCTGACACTATTGACAAGTTCTCTGCAAAGAAAAAAGAAGCTTAAACAAAAAAGGGCCGCAAGGCCC